CAGTAATCAATAACTTACATTACTTTCGGTAACGGGTAGCCCGAAGGGGCAAACATTGAGGAAATGGGCCGGGTAAACCCCCGACAAATACCACACATAATTATCATTGATTCGTGATGAAAGAGAGGTTAATATTAACGTGATTAAATTCCCCGACCGGAAGGCAAGGGGACGGACCGAACCGGAGACGATCAGCGAGTACCGGAAGGAGGTCGGCCAGTGGAATTTATTGCTGATGTGCTTCACGGTTTACGGCGCTGGCATCGTACTGTTAGCGGCGATCGTGTTTAACATTCTGGGACTGTAACGGATTCGTTACGGCGACGAGCAAACGAGGAGAACGAGATGAAAGAGCAGCAGGAGAAGAAGGCGGCGGACGTCGTGGACCTCTCGCATATGTATGTAGGCCCGCAGCAACGGGCGACGCTTTTCCAGTCGGCTTACGACCGCTACCGGAAAAAGGGATTCAGCCACAACCAGGCGACCGGACTCGCCACCCAGGCCGTGGAGGGATTCGTGGCGCAGATGGACCAGAAGCGCCGGGAGGCAGTGGAGGAGAGCAAGCGGCAGGACAAGGAGGCCGACCTGTGAAAGACGAAGCGCTGAACGCGGCCCACGCCGTGGTCGATGTTACCGGGGCGCTGATTTGCGTCACCCTCCACAAGAAGCAGGCGCAGGCCATAGCGAAGCGGATCGGGCATAGCTTCGGCTACCGTCCGGCGACCGAGGACGACGTGGCAGCACTGGGCCGGAAGGTGGACGACGATCTGGCCTGAAAATAATTTAATCTTTTCGTGATATTTTGCTGGACACCTTGCCGCCTCTGAGATATTCTTTATCACATCAAGGGCGGCAACGGTGCAGCCCACCAGCGAGAGAGACGAAGCCATGAACCTGTCCAAAACTACAAAAACCTTCGCAGCAAAACGTAACCTCGACGTGACCCTGGAAGATATCGACAACGACGGCAAGATCATCCTGTGCGTGTGGGAAGCGGATAACGATTGCGAATGGATGTTCTCCTATCTGGTCAACCCTAACGGCTCCTATACATGGAATGGCAATATCTACCTGGATCGCGCCATCAAGGAAGAACTCCCGGCCACCATCCGCGACGAGAAGCACCTCCGCGAAGTCCTGGCATTCATCGGCGGCGAACTGGCCGCAGCATAACCCACACGGCCCCGCAAGGGGCCACCACCAGCGAGAGACGACACCATGAAAACAATCATCCTTCTGAACGCCGACAGCTACGGGCGCGGCTACTTTCCGAGCGGCTTCGAGTCCGTCCGCTTCCCGGTCCGTGTCCAGGCCGAGCCGTACCGCTACGGCGAGGACAACCGCTGGACCCTCGACACGCTGATGGAAGTCCCGAACAGCGAGCTAACCCGCATCGGCTACACTGGCCCGCTTCTGGAGTGCGGACACCTCTCTTTCGGCCAGTGCGATCACTCGTGGCGCGAGCCGTCACCGTTCGACCACTGGAACGCGCTCAAGGCATCCCGCGACGTCGGCAGTTTGCCAGCACTGTAAACACCACCGCCCGGTCGAGAGCCGGGCATCCTGGGAGGATCTGATGGACCGCAGCGCGATCGCCATCGCCATAACGAACCACTACCACCGCCAGCCCGACGCGCTGGATCAGTGGGTAGCCATCACTAACGCCCGCATGGGCTTACGCCGCGCTTTCGCGGAATGGAGCTTCGAATGACCAACACCACACCAGCGACCTACGTCCAGGCGCTACTCATTGGCGGCCCGCACGACGGCCAGCGCGTCAGCGTCATGGACGGCCAGCCCGTCCTCGCCATGCCCTCACCAGTGGCGATCGACCCGTTCCCCTCCATGCCACCAGCGGAGCCGACGCTGAACGTCGAGCACTACCACCGGAGCGGCTTCGGTATGCAGCACAACGGACGCCGGGGCGAGTTCCTCCTGTACGTCCACGAGTCGCTCCCGTCCGACCCGATGGCGGCGATCCAGATGCTTTACGAGGGCTACCGCAAGCCACGCGAGGCGGTCCGCTGGGACCACGACCTGGACACCCTCCCACGACACGCGCGGAGGTTCGCATGATGCAGATCGAGGAGCGCGCGATCTATTGCCGGATCGTGGACGTGAAGCGCGACCAGTACGGACGCCGGGGCCACACCCTCCAGGGCTGGCGCGTCCGTAACCGCCTGTATATGCGCGCAGAGGACGGCAAACTCTACCCGGTCCCGATGGGGCGCGGGACCAGCGACATGATCCGCCTGATGCAAAACGGGCGGCTGTTCTTACTCACCAATGGGATCTACTGATGCTTATCGAACTGATACTCTCTTACGTCGCGCTGGGCGTGACTTACATCGTAATGCAGGCATACCAGGGCGCGGGCGCGTTCCTGGGCCGCAGCCTGGCACGTGAGGCGCGGGCAGTCCCTCCGGCCCTCCTCCCCCTTCTGGGCTTCCTCGTGGCGCTGATCGTGGTCCTGTTCGCGTCGCTGTCCCTGGTCGTGTGGCCGTACTTCGCGTGGGACGACTTCCGAAAGGGCGTACTATTCGACCGCGATCGATGGGATGATAAAGAATAAAATAATGCTTGCATGATTATCACGATAGCGTTATATTTATCTGGACGGCGGGAAATGGTCCCGCCCAACCAGAGGACCGCAGCATGAAAACATTAGCCGAGACACTCGCAGAGATTCAGGCAGAGATCGCCCGCCAGATGGCAAGCGGCAACCCTTCCCCGCTGGTGGCTGGCATGATGATCCACGCAGCACTCGCGGACCGCGACGGGCTGGCTGGCGTAACGATCGACCTGGAGCCGACAGAGTGGGACCTGGTGGACGACGAAGCGCAACTCCGCGCCCTCCCTGGCTACTACGACGGCTTTTAATCCAACCGCCCCGGCAACGGGGCCAACCAACGAGAGAGACAAGACTATGAACTCACACGACAGCGGCGTGGCTTACGCCCTGATGGACCATGTAGCCCGCACCCAGGTACAGCAGCGCGCCAACTGGATCGCCGACGTTACCGACGCCATGCAACACGGCTTTAAGGCCGAGCCGGACCTGGCCCCGCACCACCTCCCCCTCCTGTCCCTCGACGCGCTGGAGCGTGTATTCAAGGAGTCGGAGAAGTGGCGCGACAAGTCCCACGAGCGCGCACTGGAGCGCCAACTCCAGACCATGACCGAGGCGGAGCACCGGATGAGCGGGTATTACGTGAACATCCGCGAGATCGTCGGCGCGCTACACGTCCCGCCAACCTTCCGCCCGATCGACGGCAAGCCGCAGACCATCGCATGGACCGAGCAGAAGGCCCGCGAACTGGTGGCAATGGCCGAAGCCAGCGAGAAACACGCCGAGGCAGCGAAGGACGCCGAGCGCCGCGTGGACCTTCTGGAGCGTTACGTGAAGGCTTGCGACGAGAAGCGCGTCCCGTATAACTGGAACGTTTTCAAGATGCCGACGCGCGGCCTCCAGCAGCTTGTTAACGAGCACGAAGCCCGCGAGCGCCTGACCCGTTGCGACACCGACCCGGAGCGCGTGGCCCACTTCGCCGAGCGCGTCCACCAGGAGACGGAGCAGAGCCTCCGCTGGCACATCCAGCGCTCCGACCAGACCCGCCAACTGATCGAGCAGTACCGAGGCGGGCGGATCACTATCGGTACGGCGGAGGCATTGCTGGACGCCTTGCTGGACCGTCCGCAGACTGGCGAACAGGGCGAGGACTGGATCGTGTGGCAGCGCTTCGACAAGGACCGCCGCCCGCCCCTCCTGAACGACGACGATATGGTGGAGATCGAGACGGTAGGCGGACGCCATAACACGCTCCAGGTGAGCGTCGTCGCGTGGGAACAGGTTAAGCGCTTCCGCCGCGTAAAGTGACCGCCGGGACCTGGGGGGATCGAGCATTCCCTCCGGGGTACATCCCGGATCGAGAGGTCCGCGACTGGATCAACCGCCCGCCCGTAGACCTTGACGCGGTAAAGCGCAGGCTACAGGCGGAGGGCGTATTCGGGACTATGACCACCTCGAACGGCGTCGAGATCTCCGGCCCTCCCGGACTGATGGCGGCGCTCGCAGACGTTAAGCCGTTGCCGTGGAAGTGGATCGGCTTCGGCGCGCTTATCGTGGCTATGGGCTGGTGGGTATTGTCCGCATAATTTAACGCTTGCATGATGTTTGCCCCGGCGCTATGCTGGGGCCGTTTCCACCCACGAGAGAGATCACAATGTCCCTTAAACGTTTCAAAGAGTGCCGCACGTGCGGCAAGCAGGCCCCGCGCAAATGGACCGAGAGCGCGGACGTATTCTGGATCTGTGACGACTGCAACCAGCGCAGCGTCCAGGACGTCCTAAGCGGTAAGGCGCGTATGGAGCGCATGATCGAGACGATGGCGAACCGTCCCCAGGCTAAGGTCGTGCAGGCTCCCCGCAGCATGGCCGACAAGTCCGCAGCACGTGAGGCGAACGCCCTCCGCAGCGACCCGACCCGGCGCGCACTCCGCAACCAGGGCGACGACCTCGACCCGCTGAACCCGCTTTCCCTGACCTCGCCACTCAATCCGATCTGCCACACCAGCGACCGGGCGGACTGGGACAGCAGCAGCCACCGCAGCCACTCCAGCAGCCACGACGACAGCAGCAGCCGCCACCACTCCAGCCACGACGACGGCGGGAGCTACGACTCCGGCAGCAGCGACAGCGGATCGTCCTCCTCCGGGGGCTGTGACTGATGGAGACGAAAGAGCGCTCAGTGGCGCGGAGCAGGGCGGAGGCCCTTCTCCTCAAGCGCAAGACGTACCACGGCGGGGAGTGCAAGGAGCACCCCGGCAACTTCACTCGATACACCACTAACGGCTCGTGCGTGATCTGTGCGGCATACAGCAGCCAGCGCGGCGGCGGGAAGGTCCGGGGGTACATCGCCAAGAAGGCCGACTCCCTGGCGTACCGTCACCCGGTTAGCCCCTGGCCTATCACCCCGGAGAATATGCACCTATGCCCGGACCTCTCCCCCGGCAAGGGATCGCCGTGGACTTGATCACGGCCCCGGTATAAACGACAATCCTCCGCAACACCTGGAACAATTCAGGCCAACCGGAGGATTTTTTTTATCATGGCGAACGAGCAGAATCTTAAGAAGGGCAAGAAGTTTAGCGCGGAGAACCAGCCCGCCCGCCGTGGCAGGGAGAAGCAATTCCGCACGATCTTGCTGGAGGCTCTCCGCAAGGTGAAAATGAAGGAGCGCACCGGGGAGAAGATCGAAAAGGTCAACCCCAAGACGGGCGAGGTCATGCTGGACGAGAACGACCGCCCGATCATGGAGGACGAAATGGTGGAGATCCCGCTTACCGAGGAGCTATACATCCAGCGCGCGATCGAAATGTCCCTCTATGACCCGGCCATGATGCGCGATATCCTGGGCCGTCTTATCCCCTACGTGAAGCCGACCGCGCCGATCTATCAATTCGAACTCAAAGGCACGACCGCCGCCGACCGTATCGACGAGCTAACCCAGCACGTGGCCGACGGGGTGATCCCGTTCGACGCCGCCGAGGTCCTCGTGAAGATGATCCGACACGGCGCAGAAGTGGCCGAACTGTCCGACCTCCTGGAACGTATCGCAACGCTGGAGCAACTCCTCCATGACTCGAAAAAATAAGTTACCGCCGGACACTTACGGACGACTGGAGGCGCTGGGCCTGAAATGGTTCACGGCGTCCCCTTACCCTTACTTTATCGTGTGCTTTGACCCGGCAGACGAGGCTATGGTGGGGAAGCTGGGCGAATGCTTCCCGGATTGGAACAGGGAGAAGCCTGTCCAGCAGGGCGCGGCGATCGAGTACCACGCCGCCGACGTTAAACTGGTATTTATCGGCATCCGTCGCGGGCCGTACTGGCGGACGACCATCGCCCACGAGGTGATCCACGCAAAGAACTACATCGGCGACACGCTGGGGATCGAGTGGGACCCGAACAACGACGAGCCGGAGGCGTATCTGGTCGGCTCCCTGTTCAACTTGTGCGAGGCGACGTTTAAGGATCTGGGCTATGGCAAGAAATCGTAAGGAGGCGCTGGAGCGCCTCGCACGACTGGAGGCGCAACTCCGCTATAAGGCGAAGGAGGGCGGGCTGGTTTACGGCGTCTACCGCCCGGATGGGACCAGTGCGGCCCACTGCTACAACATGAAGAAGGTTAACGGCGAGTGGGTATACACCAGCGACCCGCACGACCTGACGATCGCGGAGGTCCTGACCCCGATCCTGTTACGGCCTAAGCGCTTTGTGATCCTGGTCGGTGGCCGAGGCTCCGGGAAGTCGCTCACCGTCGGCGCAATCATCGACGCGGACGCCCACGACGAGGCGACGAGCGCCCTGTGCCTTCGTGAGTACCAGGCATCGATCAAGGACTCCGTACACCCGCTACTCGTCAACCGGATCGAGGCGTCGAACCTGGACGGCTTCGAGGTACTGGAGAAGGAGATCCGACACGAGAACGGCGCGATCATCCGCTTTAAAGGGATGGCCCGCGACCCCGCCGGGGTTAAATCCGCGTTCGGTTATCGTCGATTCTGGGGTGAGGAGGCGCAGACCTTTTCCGAGGAGTCGATCCGCCAGCTAACGCCGACCATGCGCGAATCCGGCGGCATGATGCTATTCACCGCGAACCCCGGCTCCTCAGAGGATGCGTTTTCGAAGCGATTTATCAATCCATTCTGGGAGGATCTCCTTCGTGACGGCATCTACGAGGACGATCTCCACCTCGTGATCCGCGTTAACTGGTCGGATAATCCGTGGTTTCCCCCAGAACTCCGGGCGGAAATGGAGTTCGACCGGAAAACCCTCTCCCGCGCGCTGTTCGATCACGTGTGGGAAGGGCATTTTAACGACAGCGTACCGGATGCCATTATCCCGGCGGAGTGGTTCGACGCGGCGATCGACGCTCATGTGAAATTAGGCTTTAAGCCGTCCGGCATGAGGATCGGCGCACTCGACCCGGCGGACGTCGGGGCGGATAACAAGGCATACGGCGAGCGTTACGGCTCCGTGGTCACGTGGATGGAGGAGTGGTTCGAAGGCGACGCCAACGACGCAGCGGACAAGGCCGTGAACACGGCGAAGGATCACGGCGTGGAGGCGTTTATCTGGGACCGGGCAGGGCTGGGCGCTGGCCTCCGCCGCCAGATCACCGACGCTTACGCCTCGACTAACACCCTCGTGTCGGGGTATAACGCCGGGGATGGCGTGAACCAGCCGGACGGGCTGGTGGAGCTTGATACGTGGCTAAATAACAAGACCGAAGGCGACAACCTTCTGAAAAATCAGAACGCTTTTAAGAACCGAGGCTCCCAGGATATCTACCTGTTACGCCGCCGCTTTGAAAAGACTTACCGGGCCGTGGTCCACGGCGAGTACGTGAACCCGGACGAGCTGATCAGCCTCTCCAGCGAGGGGATCGGGGAGCATATGCAGAAGCTACGCGCCGAGGTATGCCGTATTCCCCGCGTTTACAACACGGAGGGGAAATTCCAGCGTATGCCTAAGCCGCAGATGCGCACCAAGTTAAAAATGAAATCGCCTGGCATGGCCGACGTGCTTTGCATGTTGATGCAGCCGCCGGAGCGCGTGAAAAATGACGATTACAACGGCTATAATGTGCCGAGCAACCGCTAACCCACGGAGAAGAACATGGCACGAGTAACGAAGTCGGCCCAGAACTGGCACGAGAGCGCACGTAAGCGCCTCAGCCAGTCGATCAGCAGCGAGGAGCAGAGCCGCAAGAAGATTATCGAAACCCAGCGCTTTGTCCGCGTACCGGGCGCGCAGTGGGAAGGCAGCACTAACAGCGGCTTTCGCATGGATGATGATCGCTTTGAGAAATACCCTCGATTCGAGCTTAACAAAGTAGCGCGAGAGTGTGACCGCCTGATCGCCGACTACCGTCTGAACCGTGTCTCCGTGGTATTCCGTCCGAAGGACGACAAGGCCAGCGAGGAGTTAGCCGACAAGCTAAACGGCAAATTCCGCGCCGACTACAACGAGAGCAACGGGCCGGAGTCCGTCGATAACACCTACGGCGACGGGATCGACGGCGGGATGGGCGCGTTTCGCATGGACACCGAACTGGAGGACCAATTCGACCCGGACAACGAGGAGCGGCATATCACGTTTTACCCGATCTATGATCCGGCCTCGTGCCTGTTCGTCGATCCCGACTCCAAAATGTACGATCGTTCGGATGCCATGTGGATGGCCGAGCTATTCAGCATGACCCCGGACAAGTACGAGGAGGAGTACCCGGACGCGATGCTCCCGGAGGACCTGATGGAACTCAACACCGGGAAAAATTTCGACTGGGCCACGAAGGACGCGATCTATATCGCCCGCTGGTACGAGGTGAAGATCGAGGACACCACCGTGATCTCCTATAAGAACCCACTCACCGGGGAGACGGAGGTCTACGACGAGGACGATATCGATCTGATCGAGGACGAGCTAAAGGCCGCAGGCTGGAAGAAACTCAAGAGCCGTAAGGTTAAGCGCCGTAAGGTTTATTGCGGGCTGTTCTCCGGCGGAGAGTGGATCGAGGAGCCGAAGCTGATCCCGTTCGACTGGATTCCGGTCTTTATCTTCAACGCGCGCCGCTCGTTTATCGACAACCAGGAGCGCGTAATGGGCCACGCCACCCTCGCAATGGACGCCCAGCGACTGGAAAACCTGATCGTGTCCATGATGGCCGACCAGGCAGCGCAGGCAGGCGGCGACAATATCCCGATCATGGATATTGATATGATTCCCGGCAAGCTGGCGGACGCCTGGGGGGAACGTAACACGAACCGCCCGGCATACTTGCCCGCTAAATCGCTCCGTAACGCTTCTGGTGAGGTCGTGGCGCAGGCTGGCCCGTTAGGGTACACGCCATCAACGCCGCTTTCTCCGGCGCTGGCAGCGGTCCTACAGTACACGGGCGGGACCATCCAGCAGATCGTCGGCTCCTCCCAGCTTGAGGCGCTCCCGTCGAACCTGGCGACCGAAACCGTGGAGGCAATTTTCGCCCGCATGGACGGCCAGGGCGCGCTCTATATGGACAACCTGGCGAAAACCCTCCGCCACTGTGGCCGCGTCTACCTCTCCGCCGCCCGCAAGGTCTACGGCTCCGAGAACTACGTGAGGATCGAGAACGAGGACGGGACCGACGACCTCGTGTTAATGACCGGGAAAGTGATCGACCGCACCACCAAAGAGGCGATCGCGATTAACGACCTCAAGCGCGGAAAATATGAGGTTGTCGCCGACGTTGGCGAGTCCTCCCAGACGAAGCGCCAGGCAACGGTCCGCAGTCTGACGAACCTCCTCGCCACGATGGCCCCGAACGACCCGAACGCGGCGATCGTCATGTCGCTGATCATTGCGAACATGGACGGCGAAGGCTTGCAGGACTTCAAAGAGTACAGCCGTAAACAGATGCTCCTCTCTGGCATCGTGCAGCCTCAGACGGACGAGGAAAAGGCGATGGTCGAGCAGGCCCAGCAGGCGCAACAGCAGCAGCCGGACCCGCAGATGATCGCAGCGCAGGGCGTAGCGGCCCAGGGGCAGGCGGCAGTGATGGAGCAGGAGAACAAGCGCGCAGAACTGCAACTCAAGGCGCAGGACTCCAGCAGCGGCGCGCAGCTTAAGCAGGCCCAGACCGTCAAAACGATGGCCGAAGCCGCAGCGATCCCGCAGGAACAGCTATTGTCCGCGATCGCCATCCTGCAAAAGTACGTCACGGCGGAGAAGGACGACGCCCACAAACAGGCGGACCTGTTCCTCCGCTCCGTGGGCCAGGGACACCAGCAGCAGAACGACAACGCCGCCCGCGAACTGGCAGAACGCCAGGCGCAGCAGCAGGCCGATCGGACGCTGGACAACGCCGCCCAATAAAAATATCACTTTCGTTAAAAAACCACTTTACAGCCCGGCAAGTCCGGGCTATTCTTTGTCACAAGAAACAACGAAACAGTGATAAACAACGGAGCACAAGATGAAAGAGATCACCACCACCAAATCCGCCCGCGTATTCGAACACGGCCCACGCGGTGGCCTCCTGACGCTGGCCCTGGCGCACCACCCGGAGACAGACGAGCCGGAGATCGCGGTGATGCTGTCCCACGACGACGGCAACGTGTTTTTATCTCGCGGCGTGGGGACGGTTGTAATGGCCCGCGTGATGCAGCGCTTTAACAACACCATGCCGACCGTCGAGCAGGTCCTGGAGTTCAACAACGAGGACGGCGCTCAGGCCATCCACGAGAAGATCCTGGCGGACTACGCGCTGGCCGACGTCGTGGCAATCTGGGACGCCGTTATGACCCACCTCAAGGCGGGCAAACAGTCCCCCGGCCTCCATATCCCGCACCCGGCAGCGGAGGAAGATATCCAGCCGACGCTCGACCTTCTGGGCGCGCAGCCGCAAGGCCACGCATAACTAACCCGGCCCCTGTGGGGGCCTAACCAACCAACGAGAGAGACAAAACGATGAACGAAGCAAAAGCAATGCGCGCGATCATGCTGGCCCAGGCCGAAGAAATGGGGATCGAGGCGCTGGTGAAGCAGCACGAGGCCCGACTGGCTGGCCGTTTCATTCAGCAGCCGACCGAGCAGGATCTGGCGGCGTATGGCATGGCGATCGCTATCGTGGCGATGCAGGTCGAGGCCCTCATGACCAACGCGGAGCCGCAGGTGAAGGCGGGCGAAGTCGCTCCGGCCCCGATCGAGGTGGAACTCCAGCCGACGGCGGAGCAGATCGAGGCCGGACGTAAAGCCCTATGGGAGCAGATCCCCGGCGCTCTCGATGGACTTTACGAGCAGATGGAGGAGGAGGGAGTGGACGAGCTTCTTTCCGATACGGTCGTGTTTACCTGGCAAGCCATGATCGGAGCGCGCAACAAATGAAAATGACCCACCGTTACCACTTTTTAGGCGGCGTCATGGCCCGCCAGATCCGGGAGGTCGAAGGCGAGCCGCTCCACGATCCGCTCGATGGCTTTGTGGAGTTTGCCCCGACGGACGAGCAGATGGAGCAGTATCTGGCCTACCTCAAGGAAATGAAGCCGGGCGACCGGAAGCCTAACCCGCCGCAGGGCGCGGAGTACCGGATCGCCTACTCCGAGGCGGAAGTGACGGAGCCGACGCCGGACGAGCCAGCGAAGGGCCGGGCGACGTACTACATGATCCCGATCCACGTGACGCCGGGAGAGGAGTCGAAGTTCTTCGCCGATCACATTCGGATTTTGTATGGTGAAGTCGCCCGCTTAAGACACCAGTTAGACAAGAAATAGCCCGCCACCTCTGGGGGATCGTTAACCGCGATCTCCCCTGTTTGCAATTCCCCCCGATCCTCGCTTACACTTACTCGCGCCACCGATGGGCGAATACATCGCGTAACGAGAGAGGATCTATACATGTTCGGAAATCAGGACGTAGGCAACGACAACGAAGAAGTAACCACCACCGACGCGGATCTGGACAACCAGAACCACGACGACGACCGCGACAACGACACCGACACCGACCGCAGCACCGACACCGACACCGACGACAACGACGGCGAAGGCAGCGAAGGCAGCGAAGGCGGCGAAGGTAACGAAGGCGAGGACGACGAGGAGGAGTTTACCTTCGACGGCGAGGCCCTGGCCGCTCCAGCCACCGACGACGATGATCAGGAACAAGACAGCGAAACGGTGAAGCGCCTACGCGCGACGATCCGCGAGCAAAAACGCGCTCTTAAGCAATCCACCCAGCAGCAGCCGCAGCAATCCGGCCCGCTCCCGCTCGAAGTACCTCCTAAGCCGCAGTTAGGCGACGAGGGGATCGACTGGGACCCGGAGAAACTCGCGGAGAAGCTGGACGAATGGCACGAGCAGAAAGGCAAGATCGAAGCCCGCCAGCAGGAACAGCAGCAGCGCGCGCAGGTATTCCAGACCAAACTCGAAGAAAAGGGCAAGGTCTACCGGGAAGAACGCGCGACCGCGATCAAGAAGATCGCAGGCTATGAACGAGCCGAGGAGATCGTGGCAGAATTGCCGGAGCCGTTACAGGCCGCTTTACTCCTGAACAGCCAGAAACCGACGCTTACCGTTATGGCACTGGCCCGCAATGAAAAATTGCGACAGGAGATCGAAGAAGCCTATACTAGCGACCATATTCGCCTGGGCTACCTAATCGCCGATATCGATCGCCGAGCAGGGACCGCGCCGAAGGTGAAACGGGACGTTAACGGCGCGCCCAAAGTTAAGGGAAGCGGCGGGGCGAAAAATATCGGCCAACTTGAGGCAGCGCGCGCTAAGGCGCAGCAGTCCGGGGACTGGACGGATTATTTCGCCATGAAAGAAAAGCTGAAAAAAGACTAACCATTTTTAATCCATCGGTGGAGAAAAGAGCATGGCTAACCAGCATGTAAAAACGATTGAAATCATGTTCGAGGAGTACGTGGAGAGCTTCGACGCCTCTTGCGTAGTCTCCCAGAACGCGGCGAAGTTCCGCCCGGAAGATAAGACCATGCAGCGCGCAGGCGATGTAATTTACCGCCCGCAGCGTTACCACGCCGACCTCCTGGAAGGTCTGGATCTGACTGGTAAGCGTCCGACCGATATCGTCGAGCGTCTGGTCCCGTCCGCTTATAAAGAGCCTCAGAACGTCCTGTGGACTCTGGACGCGCGCGAAATGCGTAACCCGGAGTACATGAAAGAAATGGGCCGCGCAGCCGCGCAGCGTATCGCAGCGAAGATCGACTCCGACCTGATCAACACCGCAGGCCGTTACGCGACTAACGTCGTGACCGTCGGCGATAACTCGACTGGTACGCTGGGTAAAGATCTGTGGAACAGCTTCGCAGAACTGGACGCCCTCATGACCTCGATCGGCATCCCGGCGGGCGTTAGCCGTCGCGCGTTCCTGAACGCCTTCTCCTATAAGGATATCGCGGGAGAACTGGCTGGCCGCGCGTATAGCTCCGGCATCAACCAATCCGCCTTTGAAAAAGCGAAGATCCCGGATATTGCGAGCTTCGACGCTTACAAGACCGATATCTCCCCGCGTCTGGGCGCTGGTCCGACTGGTGCGATCACCCTTACCGCCGCCCCGGCGCATAAGGTCGTATCGAAGAACGCGAACGATATCCCGGTGGATAACCGCCAGGGCGTGATCGCTGTCTCCGCTGGTCACGGTCTGGAAGCGGGCGACGCCTTCACTATCGCGGGCGTTCACTCTGTACACCAGATCAGCAAAGACACGACCGACTACCTCCAGACGTTCCGCGTCCTGGAAGTGTCCGGCAACAACATCACGATCACCCCGCAGATCCTCCCGCCGGATAACGCGGATCTGGCTTCCCGTCCTTACTCCAACGTGGACGCGAACGCAGCCTCCGGCGCAGCGCTGACCGTGATCAACAAAGTCGCGGCTAACGCTAACCTGGCATGGGCCGACGGCTCCGTGGAATTGATGTGGGGTAATCTGGCGTTCCCGTCCGATATGGGGCCGAAGGTGATGCGCAGCACCACCAAACAGGGCGCGACTCTGATCATGTCCTACGACTTCAACCATATCAGCGGCGCGTGTACCGCTCGTTTTACCACGCTGTACGGTACTACTGTACTGGTCCCGGAATATGTGGGCCTGGTATTACCGAAGCAGCCCGCGTAAGCGAGCCGCGCACTATGAGAAAAGGGGCCTTTGTGGCCTCTTTTTTTTGGCTTATACTTGACCCGTTAACAACCGACCCGGAGAAGTCACAATGTCCCGTAAAACCAAACAAATGATTTATACCCGCCCGAACATCATCACCGAGGCGATCCGACTGACCGCTGTCCGTTGCGGCCCGTTCCTGGCCCACTATGCGATCTTCGACGAGGACGAAGCGCAAGAGCGAATTGCGTCCGGCTTCTGGGTGGATCATCCTGAAAAGCTGACCGAACTCGACAAGCTGATCGCCGAAGCGGCAGAGAAGGAAGCGCAGCGCGAGAAGCGCGAACAGGACGAGACTCAGGCCGAGATCGACAAGCGCGAACAGCAGGCGAAGATCGACGCCGTAGAAGTGGCAGAGAGCGAGCGTAAGCTGGTACACGCGACCGACGTCCCGAACCCGGACGAGGCGGGCCTGAACGGCCAGAAGGAGCACCACGAAGGCGAAACCGTGATCGCGGGCGAGCACCAGCCGGACCACGTGGACGTTAAGCCGGAAACCAAAGAGCCGGAGCAGAAGAACGACCCGGCAGTGGTGAAGGCTGACGACAAGAAGGCGGACACCAAAGAAGGCCAGAAAGTCGAAGGCCAGAAAGTGGACACTAAAGCGAAGGCTAAAAAATAATGGCGACCTTGCAGAAGATCCAGATCGTAAACCAGGCATTACGCCGGGCTGGTCTGTCCTCGACTGCAACGCTAATGGTAGCCGATCAACAGTCCATCACGGATGGGCTGTTTGATCTGGAGGCTCTCATGGCGGAGCAGATCCGCGACGGCTTAGACTTCCCCTATATCTTCACCACCAACTCCGACGGCGTACCGGACGGGAACGAGGACTCCGGGCTGGACCTGTGGACGCTGGAGGCCCTGGCGCTCAAGCTGGGCCAGCGGATGCTTATCGACAACCAGCGCGATCTCCCCCCAGACGTCCGGGCGCTCCTTAAGGAGAAATGGGACGATATCAAGATCCAGTTTTACAAGGTCCCGCCGCTCAAGCGTCGTAACGATATGCCGACCGGGGCGGGCAATCAATCAACGTGGGCGCATAGCCGATTTTACGACGACGGCAGCGCGGAATAAGGGGGCAGGATGAAACAACCAGAACGCGGACAGGTCGTGAATTTGCCGATTGTTTTCGGTGATGGCCGCAGCCGGACGGACTTCGACTGGATCACCCGCTTACCGGAGAACATGCTGGCGATCGCGCGCCAGATTAAGGGCGGCAACGGCTACATGCGCATGATGCCCGGCCTCCGTAAGTCGCTGGACGTTGCGGGGATCTCTCGTGGCGTCCACTGGAACACCGTCTCAAACACGGCCTACCGCGTGATGGGCGGCAAGCTGTACAACAACGGCAACCCGATCGCGGATATCTCAGCCGAAGATCGAACCCCGATGGCGCATAGCCGCACCAGCCAGGGGATCGTCTCCCAAAATCAGCTTATCCTGATCGGCTATGACGGGACCCGTAAAACCTTCGCCAACTGGCCGCGCGACTCCGGGACGGACGTCGATAACCCACAATACACGTGGGGCGATATTAACGACGTGTGCCACCTCCGACAGCGCTACATTTTCAGCGTGAAGGGATCGGACACCTTCTGGATCTCCGACCTTACCGACGAGAGCCACCCGGACAAGACGGCCCCGGCGTATCGTGCGGAGTCCATGCCGGACGGCATCGTGGCGATCAGGGCGTGGCGCGATTATGTCCTGTGCTTCGGGACCGCCTCGATCGAGTTCTTCGGCCTGACCGGGGACGATCAGAACGTCTACGCCAGCCAGCCGTCCTATACGGTCGAAGCCGGGACGCTGGGCCGTGAAACGGTGGCGCAGTACCTGAACAGCTTCGCCTTTATCACGTCGCCTTTCGTGGGCGAATACACGATCGCGCTGATGAACCCCGGCGGCGGCGACTGGTCTGATCTGGCCTCGATCCAGATTAAGAAGATCCTCTCCGCGTACTCCGTGGCCCAATTACAGGACGCCCGACTGGAGGCTGTGAGCTTTGAAAGCCATAAACTTCTTATTGTCCACTTACCGGACCAGACGCTCGTCTACGATCACCCCGTTAGCCAGGCGCAAGGCGTCCCGGTATGGTCGATTATTAAAACGGGCGTACAGAACGCCAGCGGCCCGCACCGCGCGATCGACTACTGCAACGAAGGCAGCAAGATCACCGTAGGCGACAAGCGCGAGGCCATTCTGGGCGAGTTCGATATGACCACTTGCTCCCAGTACGGGGCCGACCAGGAGATCGTCCTCTATACGCCGCTTATGCCGTTTGAGAACATGATCCTGTCCGACTTCGAGATCGACGCGAGCGTGGGCGGCGACAGCGTTACGAGCCGGATGTGGCTATCCGCCACCGAGGACGGGAGCGCGTTCGGACAGGAGATCCTGATCGACTACAACACGCCGCAGCAGTGGCTAAAGCGCGTTATCCTCAAGAAGATCGGGCGATGCCGGACGGCTCTCGCGTTCAAAATCCGCACCGTCGGCGCAACCCCGGCGACTCTCTCGCGCGCTCGTGTCCGTGTGAGCTAACCCTGGGAGGATCTTATGGCCGCAAACTACACCCCGCAGCAGCTAAACCCGAACAGCTTACCGCCAGGGACTCCGGTCGCCTTCCGCGACTGGCTGGTGAGACTTAACCAACTTTCGGCGCAGGCTGGACGCAATGCTGGCGAGGCGACGGAGAACGCCAGCGACGCCTTAAAGGTGGCGAACGAGCAAAAGACCCGCAACGACCAACAGGACACCACCCTGAACCAGCAGGCCGGGCAGATCTCGCAATTGAGCGCCGAGGTCGAAGGCTTGAGCGGATCGATCGTGTCGCTGGACGTGAACAGCGTCAAACTGAACAAGACCACGCTCCAGGTGATGGACGGGCCGCTGTCCATCGGGACCGAGATCCGCGTGAATAACGTCAAAGTGATGGGCGGGCGTCAATTAGGCTGGACGGCGGCGAGCGGTACGCTCAAGAAGGGCGGCATTAACGGAAGCGCCGCATATACCGCCGGGGCGACCTACTCGCAGGCGGAGATCCAGGCACTGGCGGACGGGCTGGTGGAGGCGCGACAGACGATCGCCGCGCTGGTGGCCCTCGTTATGTCCCACGGACTGGCAGGAGTGAACCCGACGCCATGAGTGGAGAAATGATCGAGCTAATCCCGGACTCCGGCGTGGCATTACTCCACGCCTGGGGCCTCCCGGAGTGGCCGCGCGAGGCGGTCGCAAAATATTTCCTGTGGGATCGTTGTTGCGTATTTGCCATCATGGCGAACGATGAAGGCGGGATCGACGGTCATATGGCAATGACTCCCCCCAGCCGCAGACGGTCCCGCGAGGCGTGTCTGGCCTTCCTGGAGCACTGGGGCGAGTACCAGATCCGCGTCCCGGTACTGGCGAGCCACCGACACGCGCGCAACGTCGTGAAGAAAGTCGGATTTGTTGAATATCCGCCGGAGCAGGTAGAATTAGTGGGCGGTCAAAAGGCCGAAATTATTTTCTTGAGGAGAGGACCAAATGGGCGGAGCTATCAGTGGGATCGGTAACGCCGTCGGGGGTATCTTAGGCGGCATCGGCGCGAACAAGGCGGCGAAGCAGCAACAGAAAAGCCTCGACAAACAGATGGACTGGCAGCGCGATCTAATGGAGCGACAGGACGCCTGGCTGTCTCCATTCCGTGAAGCCGGGACCAATGCACTACCCGACCTTGTGGCGCTGGCGGGCCAGCCGATCGATCGAGAGAAGTCGCTCTCCCAGTATTACGGCGGGCAGGAGTTCGCGCAGTCGGAGGAGGCAGCACGACGATCGCAACTGGCCGCAGCGGAAGCGACGGGCGGGCTGGGGAGTTCGGCCACTAATAACGCGCTGGCATCGATCGCGCCGACGTTAGGCCAGAACTATCTCGCGCAGCAGACGGCCCAGCAGCAGGATATGTATAACCAGCTTATGGGGCTTGTTAACGTGGGCCTGTCCGGCGCTGGCGCGCAGTCTGCGACCGCAGCACAAGGCACTAACACCCTTCTGGGCCTCCAGTCTCAGAAAGGCAACGTTAACGCGGCTAAAGCGGCCTTGCCGTGGCAGGTGGCCGGGTACAGCCAGAACGCGCTCTCTCAGGGGGCAGCGCAAGACGTTAACTCTTTCGGTAACATGTTCGGGAGCTTTATCTAATGGCGGCTATCTTCGGAGCAGATCCCAACATCGGATCTTTTGCGCAGAATATCGGGATCATTCAACAGGGCGCACAAGACACGCTGAACAACTACGGCAAGATCCAGCAGAACACGGCGCAATTTCAGGAGAACCAGATCCGGGGCCAGGCCATGAAACAGGCAGGACTCCAGGCCGAGCAGATGAAGCAATTTAATGCTGACTGGCAGGCCGCAGCCGGGGACCCGTCGAAACTCCAGGATCTGGCGTACAAGTACCCGAACCAGATCGAGGCGTTACAGAAGCGCCTGGGCCTTCTGGACACGATGCGCCAGCAGCAGGGCGCAAGCCTTGCCAGCCAGGCGGACGTCGCTCTCTCGCAGGGACCGGAGCAGGCGGCGGCATTTGTGCAGCAGAACGCGCAGGCACTCCAGGCGATGGGGATCGATCCTCAGCGCGCGCTCCAGTCGGCCACGTCTGACCCGGAGGGCTTCCGTCGTTCGGTGCAGGCTCTCCACCTGGCGAGCAATACCAGTAAGGATCAACTGGACTACGCCAAAGAGACGATGAAGAACCAGACCACGATCCGGGGGCAGGACCTGGACGCCTCAGCGAAAGCGGCGGATCGTAACCTGAAATATATCGGCCTCCAGACCGAGCGCCTCAACACGCGGATCTCGCAGGAAAGGAACGATATTGAGCGCCAGAAGTACGCGCAGCAGCAGCAAAAAATGCAACAGGACAGCCTGAACACGAAGCGCGACTTTTTGCAGACCTACGAGACGCAACTCGCCCCGATCACCACGGCGATCGACCAGGCCCAGCGACTCCTCCAGCGTAAGGATCTGGCCTACGTGACGGGCAACCTGGGCGCGCTGAACCGTGGGGCCTCTTTCGTGACTGGCGGCGGCGATGCCACGGCGGAGATCATGAATCAGTTTAACCAGCTTAAAGATCAGGCCCGCGTCGCGGGTATTCAGTCTTTACGCGGTACTGGTCCCGTTACCGAGCAGGAGGGCCGCGCAGCCGCTCAGGCGCTGATCAACGCAGACCCGCGCACCATGAACGAGCAGCAGCTTAAGGACGTTATGACGCGCTACGTGACCGCACTCAGCAAGGGCAAGGACGCGATCGAGAAGTCGCAGGGCGGGCGCGTGGAGTCCTACCGCCGGGATATCCAGCAGGACGACGCCAAACAATCGGCAATCGGACAGCTTTCGTCTGGGGGGATGGACCCGACCAACGCGAGCGCGGCCATTAATTATCTGTATTCGAACCCGACCCCTAGCGTTAAGCAGCAGTTTAAGGAAAAATACGGATTCTTACCGGAGGGGCTTTAATGGCTAACGTATTCGACCAATTCGATCAGAACATGCCGAAATCTGCGACGGCGCTCCCTAATCAGATTCCTACGCAACCGGGATCGACGGGCGACGGCTATGCTGATCTACTTGAGAGCGCCGGGGCTAAATGGGGACTACCCGCTGGCATCATGCAGGCATTGGCGAGCAAGGAGACGGGCGGCGAAGCTGATCCGACCTCCGCGCGTTCTTCCGCTGGCGCTTATGGCTTGACTCAGGTCATGAGGCCAACGGCGGAGGGTATGGGGTACAACTGGAACGAGCTACAGCGCGATCCCGCGCTCCAGGCTGACGCCGGGGCGCAGTACCTTTCCCAGATGTACCAGCGTTACGGAGACTGGGGCCTCGCGCTCCAGGCTTACCACGACGGCCCCGGCAATGTAGATAAACAGATCGCGGGACAGGCACAACCTGGCCCGGAGGGGCGTCAATATGTGGATGAACGTTTTAATGAGTGGACTGGCCGAGGGCCTGGCGGTAGCGCTGAACCTGTTCAACGTGCAACCAGCGCCCGCGCTGGCGGCTCGTCTCAGTCTGGTAATGTATTCGATCAATTCGGGGAATATTCCCCCCGAACTGGAGGAGATGGAGCAGCCGCCGGAGCCGGAGGGGCCGATCAACAAGTCGCAGCCGTCGCCGCTGGCAATGCACCTAATCAAGCGGGATCTGATGGCGCACAAGGGGCGGCAGCGCCGAACGGTAACGGAGAGCCGGGCGGAGCTAATCTCCCCGGACAAACCGACCCTAACGCCGAAGCCGCCGAAAACTGGCGGAAGTTAGGCGGCAGCGTCGAACAGGCAGCGCGAGGCGTGGCCCAGACCGGGATCGACCTCCTGAACACGCCGATCTCGCTGGCGAACATGATCTCCAACGCCGTGACCGATGCCGGGAAGGGGCTGGGGATTGTGGACGAGAGCACCCAAGCGCCGACTATCACCCCTGGGGGGATTCCCGGATTTGAGGGGCCGACGGACAAATACGCGCAGATCGGGACCCTGATCGGCGATATGCTCGCGCCGTTGCCGGGGCCGCGTAAGGCCGCAGCAGCCGAGGAGCTTATGGGGATCGTGCGTGACGCGCCGGACGTCGCTCAATTCGGGACCCGCGTCGCCGATGCCGTCCAACGCTGGGTAGCCGCTCCGGCGGCTCGCGCCGTTCCTGGTGCGGTGGCCGCTGGCCGTGGGGACCCGGAGGAGACGCTGACCAACATCGCACTAGCGCCCGCTGGCGAGGCTGTGGGCCGAGCTATCATCGGCGGGGCTGGTAAGCTGTGGCAGGCCGTCCGGGGCGCTGGTGAAGGCGCTGGGGCCGCTGGTGGGGCTGGTGCAGACGCGGCGGCAGATGCAGCACGATCCACCCAGGCGTCCGAGGCGGGCATTTCCGACGCTGTGGCGCGTGATGCGAGCAAGTTCCGACTCACCCCCGATCGTAACGTACAGGGCGCGAACGGTGAGACGCTCCGCGCGTCTGACGAGGCGATCGATCTGGCGAACATGGCCGACGTCGATAAAAAGCTGATGAAAACCGCCCGCGATCTGGGGATTGAGGACCAACTGACCCCGGCGGCTTATGCTCGTGATACCAATTTCCGCAGCACGATCCAGCAGCTTGTTAGCGCCAAAGGCTCCAACCTGGAAACGCAGCAGTTAAACGGGATCGCGCGTTTAAGCGAGAAGGCCGACGATCTGATCGACAGCATGACCAGCATGAACGCGCAGACCATCGATCAGGCGTTTGCCGCCCGCACCCGCGCCATTATCGACGGACTGGGCGACGAGGCGGAAAAGGCTTATAACGCCGTGAGCGCCAAGATCCCCCGCAACGCCGAAGTAAGGCCGGACAGCACCGTGGATTATCTGACGGCGAAGGCTGACGAGTTAGGCGGGGACGAGTACCTTTCCGCAGCAGAGAAAAAGGCGCTCGACTGGATGGCTCCGAAGCCTGGGAAGGTGGACCCAGTGACGGGACTCCCTGATCAGAGTGTTTCGACGATCCCGACTTACGCCCGACTGGACACCCTTCGGAAGCAGGTCGGCGAGGCGCTGAACAAGAAAAACGGCCCGTTTAAGGATGAAGTCCCGGCGCAGCTTAAACAGCTTTATGCCCGCCTGACTGACGACCAGGAGCGAGTCGCGGCCCAGTATGGCGCGGCGGACGACTGGAATGTGGGGAAACAGCTTGTTAAACGCCGTAAGGACCTGGAGACTCAGGCCCTCGAAGTCCTGGGGAAAAACCTCGACAACTCGATCACCGGGAAAGTGCAGAGTGCGATCCTGAACCTGGGCAAGAAGGGCGGCAGCGCGAGGGACTGGGACAAGCTGATGGCCGCAACCCCGGACAGCCTCAAGTCCGACGTAGTGGCTAACGCGCTGGAGCGTACCCTGGGCGCACGTAGCGCGCGGAATAACTTCGCCATTCCGGGCTTTGTGGACTGGTATCGCACCGCCCAGGCTAACGGGACGTTAGGCTCCGTAATGAAGCATTTACCCCGCGAGCAACAACGCCGCTTTATGCAGATTTACCGCGTGGCTCAGGGCATCGATCGCGCCCAGCGATTCACCACCTCGACCGGATCGATCAGTGAGTTTATGAAGCGATTTAACGATCCCGGCGCTGGTGGCGTAATGTCCAAGCTGTACGGGGCCGCTGGCTTCCTGGGGAAACATGCCGCCGCGCTGTACACGTTAGGCCCGGCAGGTAACGCCGCATTGTCCGCAGCGCAGGCAGCAAGCCGGGCGACCCGCGTCCCTCGATCTGTGCTGGCGGATAACGTGCTTTCTGGGGGAAACTTTAATAAACTTCTCCAGGCGGCAGCGGCGCAGAGTTCCGGCAAGCTAACCCCGGCGGGCCGGACCTTCGTCAATGAGGCTGAACAAGCCGCCGCTAACTCCCCGGAGTGGAAGGCGCTGATCGCCTCCATGACGCCGGACGAGCAGGCCGCGATCAGCCGGGCCGGGATCGTGGGCTTCCTTGCTGGCGGAGGTGGCGGAGCAGGCAGGGCAGCAGCAGCCGACGAGCAGCAATAATAACGGGGGCTTAGGCCCCCTTTTTAATGGAGCGATTCATGGCACAACTTGAGGTATTCAGCACGTTAGGGATGCCGTCGCAACCGTTCTTTCGTAAGGACCGATTCGCCTCGCTGGTGGACGGGAAGATCTACGCAGGAAAGGCCGACACCGACCCGACGAACCCGGAGAACCAGGTCCAGATCTACGTCGAGAACGAGGATCTAACCCTGACCCCTATCCCGCAGCCTGTACGGACGAACGTCGTCGGCTTCCCGATCTGGAATGGTCAAGTGGTGAAGCTGGTCACGAAGATCGAGGCGTCTATGGCCGTTTACGACCGTAACGACGTCCAACAATACTATTTCGGGAACCTGTTCGAATACGACCCGGCGCAGATGTGGAGCCTCCTGATCTCCGGGAAGGGCGCGAGCTATGTCGGGACGCCAGTCGGCAACGTGCAGGAGCAGCTAAACGGCTACGTGACGCCGTGGAACTTCGTCGGCAAGCCGGAATACACCAGCGTAACGCAGGCTTTACAGGCGATGTTTGACTACGCCAGCGCGAACGGCCTCGAAGTCTGGGCGCATGGCTGGAAAGGCACGACTAACGGCATCCTTACCGCGAGTAACATCGTGATCCGTGGTGGCGACTGGACGCTGACGGGCAACGATCCCCGCTTTGTTAACTGCGAGGTGATCGGCGGTACGTGGCGCGGTCGTTCGATGTGGTGTCAGAATACGACCTTACGAAACGTGTTAGGCCGTAACGGCCACCGTATGCGCCATGACGGCGGCGACGTGCGGATGTTTGATTGTTGGTATGACGGCATCCCTGGGGGGAGCAATAACTCTCATGTCAACATCCAGGGCGTACAGTCCGGCGGTCCTCAGATCTGGGGAACGATCGAGATGGACGGATGCCTGTTTACGAACGGCTATAACGGGATCATTCACCAGGGCGGCAATGCGTTTATGTCTCGCGGCATCTTCCGCAACCTCGCATTTGTTAACATGCAGGGCGACGGGATCGAGCTAAACGTGGTCCATCAATGCTTTGAAAATGGTTGCGTTATCGAAAATATCCTCCTCGACAACATCAACGGCATTAACCCCGGCAACTTCGCTTCTAACTGGGGCCTGGGGATCGGTATCGCGGGTAAAGGCCCTTATGGCTGGGATCTGCCTGACGAGAACTACGCGCGCAACTTCACGATCCGTAACGTTCTCGTTAACCAGTGTAAACAGTGTATTCACGTTGAAATGGGGCGCGACTTCACGATCCAGAATGTGACCGTTAACCCGGATGTGAATATGTCCGTGGGGACTGGCATCACCACCGCCGGGATCTACACGTCGGGCTGTAAAGACTTCGTGATCGACGGCGTGGACGGGGAGCCTGTCACCAACGCCTCGACCGACGTCCACGATCTCCGCATTATCCATATGGAATGGGGGCCGCCGCGTCTGTCCTCTCCGCGCAACTATACGATCCGCAACGTCCGCACGAAAACGGGCCGTGTTTACTGCCCTGTGGCCGCTGACCGTGGCGACCCGACGCCGGGCGTTAACCGATCCCCCCACGATAACCGGGTAAAACTGGAGAATATCGACTGTTACAAACTGACGATCTTCGGCGTGGCGACTCAGCTTGATATGTTTAACGTTCAATGCTGGGAACTGGACGCGGTGGGCGACGACTCCAGCGGCGGGACCACCTCGAACGGGGAATATATCAGGACTAAATCCGTCCTGAACATGGTCAACGTTAACAGCCGGAACCCGACGACGCAGGCGTGGAGCAAGTGCCGTTACAGCAATATCAATATTGTCAATTCCAATATTGAGGCCCGGATGTATGTCAACATCGACGGCTCGCTGGGCGCTATGCTGGGAAACGTGTCTAAACAGTTTTTCCCGGATATCACGGCCCACGGCGGATATGGCAACTTCTTCCCCTGTGGCCGCGAGTTCGACCGCGGCGATCTGGTCTGGACTTACGACTACGGCGGCAACGATCCGGCTAACGGACCTAACGGGATCGTGGGGCTTAAGCCTTACCTCGTCGTGGAGGCTGGCGCGTACTTCCCGACCGGGAACCAGGCGAAGATCATGGCCGCGAGCGTGGGCCAGAAGTCGATCACGCAGTGGTTAACGCCTAACGGGACCTCTACCGGATCGCCGTGGCTCTATACCACCATGCTGTCCCCTGGGACGCGGATCGTCATTCCGAAAGCTGGCGCTGGTGGCGCTGACCTCGTGACGACGGTCGTCCGCCCTCCGTACCAGACGCCGCCGAGTGACTCCGGCGCGCCGATCGTGGTCGATATCGCGGACGCCATCCAGACGGCGATCCCGGCGGAGACTCAGATCAGGATGTATAAGCAGATCCAGACCCGCCCGCCTATCACTGGCGGACCATAAAAAAAGGGGCCTTAATTGGCCCCTTTCTCGTCTCTCGATTCCGGTTTAACAATCATCGTCCGGTCTTGCTACCGCGCGACAGCCAAACATGCAAGCGTCTTGCATTGCAGTACGGGCGCGAGCTAACCAGCGGCGATCGACGTCCGGCAGAATGTCCGGGAACTGATCGAGCGTGGCGATAAAATAGCGGCTCGTCTCTTTCAGGTCATTCATTGCCTTTTTTTCGGCTTCGTTCAATGTTCGATAGCCTTTGATATCGGCCCCGGTCATAGGCTGGGCTTTATTCTCCACATTACACTCCGTACTCGATCAGATCGTTAATGGAAACCTCCAGCGCTACAGCAAGGCGGCAGAGGTTAGTTACAGACGGGAGATCGTGGCCGTTCTCATAGCAGCTTAAACGTTGCTGGAGGATGCCAGTCGCTTCCGCGAGGTCTTTCTGTTTGACGCCCTTCGCTTCGCGGACTTCTTTCACGAGGCAAACAGGCTTTAATTTTTGCGCCATCATAGGCTCCATCATTTTGTTAACGTCTCCGTGATTATTAATTAATTAGTGATATACGTCAATCGGGATTAAGCGCTTCACCGTGGACCAGATGCCAGGCTTTGTGATGCTTCTCGCAGAGCCAGCGCACGTCTAACGGTCGATCGTAGTCGTCATGGTGGCCCACTACCTTCTCGACGCCGCAGACCTCACACGGCCCCCTCGTTAGCTCTCCGCGCCTCAGAGCGTTACGGACCAGATTGTGGGCGTGTCGCTTCTTCGGATGCTTCGAATGATAGGCCGACTTTGTGGCGTTCGACTTCTCCCGCCCCGGCCCCGCCTGGTACTCCTTCACCTGGGCGATGATCTTCTCCTTATGGTCTGGATCTCCGTGATAGCGCTCCTTGCAATAGGCGCTCTTACACGTCCGGCAGCGCCGATCCCTTCCGTCCTTCTGGCGCTTGTTCCTGTGGAAGTCCTCTAACGGCTTCATGGTTCGACAGATTGAGCATTGTTTCATCTTCGACCCCTGGGAGGATCTGGCCCCCGGAGGGGCCTGTTAGTTAATTAAAACGGGATATCATCGTCGAAATCTTGCGGCGGCTCGTTAGACGCCCCAGAAGCGCCACCACGAGGCGCAGACCCTGACCCGCTACCCTTGCCCGTATTTTGGTTTTGCGGCGCGCTACGGCCCGGAGATTGGCGAGAATTGCCACCGCCGGAGTGAGTCGGGCCACCATTCCCCCCAGACTGACCGCCTTCACGTTTCCCGCCGAGCATTTGCATCGTACCGCCGACGTTCACGACGACCTCCGTCGTGTACTTCTCGACGCCTTGCTGGTCCGTCCACTTGCGCGTCTTAAGCTGGCCCTCGATGTAAACCTGTGACCCTTTGCGCAGGTACTCCCCGGCGACTTCGGCCAGCTTCCCGAACAATACGACCCGATGCCACTCCGTGACCTCCTTTTGTTCGCCCGTTTGCTTATCGCGCCAGCTTTCGGACGTGGCGATCGTGATGTTCGCCACCGCTCCGCCGGACGGCATATAACGCACTTCGGGATCTTGTCCCAGGTTGCCGACCAGAATCACCTTGTTTACGCCGCGTGATGCCATGCTTAGAAGTCCTCAATATTCGGTTTTTGTTCCACCGCCGGGGCGTCCACTTCCGGCTCCGTTACGACGGCGGGCTGTTCTTGTGCCGGAGCATTATCGGCGGCTTTTTTCTTCTTCACAACAGAAGCGGGATTAAAGCCGTTGGCGGTCGCGGCCTTAAGCTGGGCCTGGCGCGTAATGTGCCACTCGCGGACGACCTTCACGCTCGCGCTATCATCGGCCAGCGTGTGGACCACGTGGGCCACGGCTTCTTTGAGCTTGTCGAGGTCCTCGATCAACTCCAGATCCCCGATCCACTGGCGGGCGGATTTTCTGGTGGCGTTACCGTCGTCGTCGGACTGGGCCACACCGAACAGCGCGGAAATGTGGTAACGGCGGGCATACGTGATAGCCGATCCGACGCTGTGGGCCTGTGCGCCCTTGCCGAAGCTGATCGGCATTTCCATAACGGCGGTCATGTATTCGCCGGACTCATGGAGGATCATCGTCTCCAGCGGCAGGACGAGCATATTCGCTTTTTCTACCGTGGCGAGCGGCGACTGGATAACGATCAGGCCGTTGGCTTCCAGCGCCGGGCGGATAGTGTCCAGGAAACTCTCTAAATTCGCGTACCAGTTACCCAGATGGCGGTTTTCGGTATTCTTTTTAACTTCGCTTTTCATCGCCAGGCGAGCCTTAACCATTGCCGGGACGATCTGACCTTTATCCGTTGAAAATTCCATGATTACACCTCTTTAAAATATTCTTTGTAACGTTGCTGTAAATACATCGGAGTGGCGAGGGGGATCTCCTCCTGGCCGTTTGCGTAAGCGGGCCACACGTCGGCCTCGCGGCAATGCTTGTAAAGCTGGAGCGCGGTCTTGTACTGGGCGCGCCCGATCATGATTTGCTCCGGGGTAAGGCGATTCATGAGCGCCAGCCACGGCTCGTCCTTTTCCTGGACGAGTAACTTAGTCCCCGCCGGATCGCGCTCGTATGCCAGCTTAAAACAATCATGTTGTAGCGCCATCTTGCACCAGTAGCCGAGGTCATGAGCCAGTCGCCCGAACTTCTCCGGCTCCGCGCTTTGCGTGGTCTTGTAGTCGATGATCTCGCCGATATCGGTCACACGGTCCAGGCGGACCTTAACGGGAACGCCGTCGATAATGCAGAACAGCGACAACTCCGGGACGCCCGTCTCAATGATCCGGCGGTAATTGTGGTTTACCAGCAGAACGTCGCGCATGGAGTGAACGCGGTCCCAGTCCTTCGCCGGGACGATCTCGCGCCCGTTGGCTTCCTTCACCGCTTCGGCCTCGATCTCGTGCCAGATGTTAAGCACTTCGTCCGGTTGCTGGATCGCGCGACACATGGCGATCAACTCCTCCGGCTTTTTGTTGCTGTAGCCTTTCTGGCCGCGCGCCTTAAGCCATGACTCCATCCCCTTGATCGAGGTGATCAGGTCTTTGAAGTCCTCCGGGTTAGGCAGGCGGAAAAACTCGCGCTCGAAGCGGTCCGGCTCAAGTAACATCGTGTGGGAAGTGGTCCCGAAGGTGAGCGGCTTCTGGGCGGAATTGAGCTTTTTCGCTTTCGCCTCTTGCACCTTCTGGAAGCGCCACGCCGCCGGGCATTTGCTGTAAATGGTCCAAAGGCTGGACCCGGTAATATATACCTCGTCCTCGTGGTACTGTTCGTTTGTGAGTTCTTCCGACGATCTGGCGTCTACGAAGATTGACGCGGCCACCTCGTAAGATGGCAGCGCCGGGATCAGGCCATTGGCTAACATAATTTTGTCTCTCTCGTGTGGATAACGTGAGAGTAATTAAATCACGCTTTCGTGATATTTGCAAGCGGTAGAGAGAGATAATAATCCAGCGCGACCTCGAAGGCGTCCGCACCCCATGCGACCGCCGTCCAGCCACCACGCGCCCGCGCTTTCTCCAGGATCTCCTTTTGCTCCGGGTTAAGGCGCGATTTGCTCCGGTCGTTCCGTTTCAACTCGATCAGCGCGAAGCCATACCCGCCGCGCGGCTCCAGGATCACCCAGTCAGAGATCCCGGCCAGTCGGCCCAGCGCCTTTAACTTCGCCCCGTAGGCGGCATCACCGGACCCGCCGGACTCATTGACCGGATGGAAGGCCAGAAGGTCCGGGTAATTGTACTGGATGTGGGACGCCGTGATCTTCTGTTCTACCTCCTCTTTCGGGCTGTAGGTCGCCTTATGCTCCGGGTAAAACTCGCGCCAGAACTCCACTTTTTTGTTAATCGTTCCCATGCTTAAAAGTCCTCGTTAATGAAAATTTTGTTGGTGATTACGTCCTTACCCTTGCCGATCTTGCGGTGGGTAACTTTCAGCGGGGCCATGAAGTACGGAGCGTAAGCCAGTACGGCCTCCACGGTGCGGCATTTCTTGATCTCGCGGCGCTTGCCAGCGTCCAGAACGTGCTTACCGATCCCGTTGAACTCCCACTCCTTCCGCGCCTGGGGGGATTCGCTGCCCGGCCAAAAGACTTGCCACGCCCTGAACTCCACGCCGTCCTTTTCCAGATCGTACCGGAAGGCCAGCCCGCCACGCCCTCGCGCTGGCTCAATGGCGAAGCCGCGCACGTTGCAATAGTCGTCCTTGCTGTATGCCGTGTGGGATAGTTTTTCGTTCGGATCGATCAGGCTGTTACCGCAGCAGCGGCAGATCCGCGCGACGATATCATTTTTCGCCCCGCACCCCTTTTGTGTGATGGTCTTGCCGTTGGCGTCCTTCCAGTCGTCGCAGGTGATGAACTGGAAGAAATGATCGCACCGGATTTTAGTATCGGGATCGACGTAGCGGCAGCGGCGAGCATGTTCGCCGTTAAGGACTTTCCGCCCAGCGGCCTTACACTTCGGACACGGTACAACGAGCGCGCCCTTTGCCTCGTCGGCGTTATGCTGGTAAGCCTCCAGCAGCGGGGAGAAGTACAGCGATCCCAACTCGTCCAGCGTCCCGGCATAGTCGAGCACCAGGTGATCCTCCTTCGTGTACCCGGCGGCGATGTGGAACGGCTTAAGGATGCGCATACCACGGCCCAAAAGCTGGGTTAACAGGGTGAGGGAGCCAATCTTCCGCAGGATCACGGACGTGTCCCAGAATGGCACGTTAACGCCCGTCGTTAGCGCGTTAACCTGGAAGATAAATTTGATTTTGCCCGTATTGGCGTCGCGCAGGATATCGCGGCGTTTCTTCGGTCCGGTATCTTCGGTAATGATGGCGTAAGGCGTACCGGGCGGCAGCGCTTCGGCGGCTTCCTTGCAGTGGCGAACCCCGGCGCACGTCACCAGAACGCCGAGGCGGTCCTGGGTGATGGCGTAGACCTCCGCCATGATCTTTTGCGTGAGCTTTTTGTCTTTGAGGATCTGGGCTTGCATCGCGGCCATATCCGCGTCGCTGAACTCCTTAATGCCATCCTCGCCCGTCGATCGCCACTGGTCGAGGTCGTAATGGAGATCGGACACGCCGAAGCGAGTCGGGACCACCGCGCCAACGCTTACCAGATATTCCGTTGAAATGTTCGTGACGATCTTCCGCCAGAAGCCCGGCTCTTTTAGGTTAGGCTGGACGATGGACTCCACGCCACGGTAAGGCGTCCCGGTATAACCGATAATGCGTAGCTCTTTGCCGTACCGCTCCCGGCAACGCTTTTGTAACGTGCGGATAATGACTGTATACGCGGCGCGGCCAGCCTCGATCATTTCCTCGTAAGTCTCGCCGATATGCTCGCCGATTTGCTCCGGCTCCCCGAAGCCATTCAGCACGATCTCCCCGTTCTCCATGAGATACTCCGGGACTTTTCGCGTCTCAGAGCGGATCAGGTCCTCTATGTTCACGTGGTGGCATTCATCGATCAGCAGGAACAGCGGGGCATAGTCGGCCAGATGTTTACCGGGCTGGAGGCCACCGATCACCGTACCCTCCGAGCCGACCACGATCGGGAAGTGGGCCGACTTCCGGTTAAGCCCGGCGCAGTAGATCGACGATGGGACGCCGAAGTTTTTCAACTCCTCAAAGTCCTGATCGATGATCTCCGCCTGACGGGACAGGATTATGGCCGGGAAGCCCAGATCACGAATACGGCGCGCCAGCATGGCGATCATGATGGTCTTGCCCGCCGAAACGGCGGCATCCACGATAACCGGGCCGGGGTACTTGCGGATCGCTTGCTGGCAAGCCTCATAGGCGACGAACTGGTGATCGTATGGAGTCACCGGGAGGTCGCCCAACGTGCGGAGAATGGCGTCCCGGTCCAGCGCCTCGATCTGGCGCTCCAGTGTCTCAATCATTCTTTTATCCTTTCTTGTTTCTTAACGCTTTCGTGATATAGTATACGGGAAGTTATCGGAGGGCAAGATGGCAATTTACAAAAAAGAGGACGTGTTAGGCGCTATGCCCGGCAAGTGGGAACAGGCGCTCCTCGATCTGTGCGGATGGGACCGGAAGGCGTTCAACGGGAAGCACCAGGCTTGCCCGATCTGTGGCGGCTCCGACCGTTTCCGATGGGGCCATAAGCAGGCCAATAAGCGGGGCGAGGGCTTCGCCTATTGCTCCGGCTCGTGCGGTGGCGCTCGTGATGGCATGTTTTGGTTTATGGCCTCGCGTAACCAGCCATTCAACGAGGCGATCAACGACCTGGGCGACTGGATAGGCGGACTCACCCCGGAGAAGCGGGAGACGATCGTCCGCGAGGCGAAGAAGTTAGCCAGGATGCAGGACAGGCCGGGCGAGGACTACAGCCTGACGCCGGAGGACGTGGAGAAGGTCATGGCTAAAGGCACGATGCGCGACGGCTTCCTGTATGTTCCATGCGTCCGCGCGTCTGGGGGGATGCCCTGCAACGTGGCGAAGATCGCGCCGGACCGTTCGGTGGCGTTCGCCGCTGGTGGCCGGACGTGGGGAGCCTATGGCCTGATCCACCCAGTACCCGACGGCAAGACGGCGTATCTTGTGGCCGATCCAGGCCATGCCGTGAATGTGGCCGCTCGCACCGGGGCCGAGGTATGGCTAACCTTTACGCCACGTAACGCGGTACAGGTGGCCCTCGAATACGACGGCGATCGGGAGCTTCGCATGGTATGCACCGACCCGGACGAGGCCTGGATGTATGCCTATGACAAGACCGGGCGCGCCAGATGGGGCGGGGACTATTGCGGGGCGTTCGGGTAAAAAAAAGGCCCCGCACGTGGGGCCGATGGGAGCGCACGAGATACCAGCGGCGCTAAATTTGTAACGCCTGGGAACCAGACGAAAGAGACATTTAATAATTTATCATCAAATTGACTTGAAATAAAATCACGAATCCGTTAACTTTACCACGTAGACAACAACTGGAGTACAAAATGGAACTCAAGATCAAACGCTTAACCACTGATGAAAACTTTAAGTTACCCACCTATGCCACCGACGGCTCCGCGTGTATGGACGTTTACGCGCTGACCGCAGAAGCGCAGGGCGACGGCTCGATCCTGTGCCGGACTGGCTGGGCCGTAGCTATCCCCGAAGGCTGGGCCATGCTGATCTACTCCCGATCCGGGATGGGTTTCAACCAGAACACCCGCCTGTCTAATTGCGTCGGCGTGATCGATAGCGACTACCGCGACGAGGTAATGGTGAAGTTACATTGTGATATCCCTGGCCGCTTGCCGCAGGTCAAGAAGGGCGACCGCGTGGCCCAGTTTATGCTCGTCCCGATCGAACAGGTCGAACTCGACGAAGTGACCACCCTCCCGGAAGCAACCAGCACCCGCTCCGGCGGCTTCGGATCAACTGGACAATAAGGCGCAACATGAAAGACGAAAACGACAAAGTAACGATCGACGCGGTGGAAGCCATCGGCGGCGAGGCGGCAGTGGTGGCGCAGGTGGAGGACGCCGTGAAGGTTTCCGGGCGTCGCTTCAAAGGCAGCGTTACGCCGGATAACATCCGCCAGAAGTGGCAGACCCCGCCGTGGCTGTTCGCCTGGTGCGTGAAGCGCTTCGGCGCGTTCGGGATCGACGTGGCAGCGGAGAAGGAAAACGCCCTTTGCGACGTCTACCTGGACGAAGCAACGGACGCGCTGGCCGACGGCGTGGAGTGGGGAGCCGAGAACGGGCTGGCATGGTGTAACCCGCCATACGCCGACCCGCTTCCCTGGGTGGAGAAGGCCGTCCAGCAGGCGAAGGCGCGCGGCGTGACGACCGTCCTCCTCCTGAACTCCGACGCCTCCACGGCGTGGTTTAAGAAGGCGCTGGACGCCGGGAGTCTGGTCGTTCACATCACCAGCGACGGCGAGACGTCGGGCCGTGTGGCCTTTGTGCGCGCCGACACGAAGATCGCCGGGAAGAAGAACAGCAAGCCGTCCGTGATCTTCGTTATCAAGCCGCGCAAACGTGGCGAGATCAAGACGGAGTACGTCACGCAGGCGGAAATGATTTTTGATGGCAAGACGCTGATTTAATGGAAGGCTCAAAGATGATTATTTATGCACCCGTAGAAGCATTACGCGCCCACGCGCTGACCCAGGCAAAGAACGACGTCCGCTATTATCTGAACGCCGTCCACCTGAAAGGCAACACGATCCAGTCCTCTAACGGTCACGTGGCGCTCTCCAGCGCCCACGGCCTGGTAAACGCCCCGGAGGAGGGCGTTATCCTCAAGATCTCGACTCCCCCCAGTGGCCGGGCCTTTTCGACGGCGGTCATTGATACGGAAGCCGGGATCGTCTACTGGACCAGCGCGATCGCCGATAAGCCGAAGGACCTCGCGGAGTATGACTTCCGCAAGATGCGCGGCGCGGTCGGGACGGTGGACGTCGTGGACGCTCGCTATCCTGACGTGGATCGCCTGATCTCCGGGCAGAAGGCAGGCGCGAAGGCTATCACGGAGATCAAGGTGGCCTCCGAGTATCTGGGCCTGATTGAGAAGCTGGGGAAAAAGTTCGGCGCTAAGATGCCGTTTGCTTCTCTCCACTTCGCCGCGAAGGATCAGCCGCTCCGCGTGGAGTTCGAAACGCCTTGCGGTCCGGCTACGTTTATCATCATGCCAGCGAGAGGTTAATATGGCGGGTAAGGCGATTTTCTTATTCAACCTTACCCGGATCATGGTTGATCCGTGGCTTAAGGGCGGCTATGAATGCTGGATGTATGACGGCCAGCACCCGGACGGCATCCACCGCGACCCGGAGGAGCCGAACCTGGTCCGCGTGGGCCGCATGTTCGACGCCGACAACACCGAAGCCGAAGCGCTCCGCATTGCGGAGGAGGTCGGCCCCGGCGTTATGTTCGTGGCGTCGTTCGCCGAGTGTACCGATCTTACCTGTACCGGGGCGCGCTGGTGGGAAGCGAAGCGGAAGAAAGATCCGCGCTTCCAGGAGAAGGCTGTGGCGCTGGCGAAGATGGTCGAGCAGGTGGCGATCTTTGCCGCGTATGAGAGCGGCGGATATGACGACAAGGAGGCTATCCCCTGGATGCTGGAGAACCCGAAGATCTCCCGGCTCTCCACGATGTGGCGACCTTGCGATCATTGGTTCCACCCGTACCACTTCGGCGGCTACTTGCCGGAGGATCACCAGCATAGCCTCTACCCGGAGATCTACCCGGCGCGGGACAGCTACCCGAAGCAGACGGGGATCTGGTGCGGCGGCGCTTTCAACATGCCCGACCATAAGCCAGTCCCGGCAGTCGCCAACAATCCGGGATGGGCCAAGCTGGGAGGATCATCAACCCGCACGAAGAACATCCGCAGCGCCACCCCCGAAGGCTTCGCCCTCGCCGTGTACCAGGCAAACGTCCCATTCTGATCGAGGCCCTCCGGGGCCTTTTCTCTTTTATCACGAAATAATTAAAAAACCTCTTGCGGGTAAACTTATCCTTTGTTATATTCTTTATCACACCAACACGAGGAGACAGAAAGATGAATACAGCAACTATCCGCACCAACAAGAACGGCGAAACACTGGCAGACCTCCGCGCGAAATACTGGGGCGATCAGATGGGGACCATCTTCTCCCGTCCGAACCGCGCGAAGGTCGTAAGCTGGCTGATGCTGGCGCAGGCCCAGACACTGGCCTTTAACGCGCAGTGCCTCCAGAACCGCCTCCGTATGTGGGCCGCTGGCCCGGAAGCGGTGAAGGCCACCAAGCGCGAGATCCGCGAGACAATGGCCCACGCTAACGACGCCCTTCGGAAAGCATATGGCGCGTAAACAGGGGACCCGGCGCGAAGTATGGGAGGCGGCGCAAGCCGCCAACCTGGACACGATGATCGCCAAAGTGTCCCAGGTATTCGGGAAGGACGCGATCGCCGACATATCGATCACCACCCCGGAGGGTGAGATCTTCCTCCACCAGCCGGACCCGCACCTGGTCCGGGTAGTACCAGGGAGCGACGGCGGTCCATCGCTCAAAGAAATGATCGCCACCACCAAAAACAAAAGACACCTTAAGGGGAGTAAATGAGCCAAGTCACCGCAAAGATTATCGGATGGACAGACGAGCAGGACGCCGAACTGGAGCGCCTCGCCGGGACCATGCCGCCGAAGGACCTCGCCAAAAAGATCGGGCGCAACTTCCGCCAGATGCAGGTCCGCGCCCACCACCTGGGCGTCTCGCTGGCGTATAGTAAAACGTACACCCTGTGGACCACGGAGGAGGACCGCAAGCTGGCCCGCTGGTATGAGGGGTTACTGACGGAGCAGGACGAGGACGAACTGGTGGCCGTCGTACCTCATGGCGTCATAGTGCCGGACGGGCTGACCCATAAGCACGTCGCTAACTGGCTGGGGAAAACCGTCGCCGCTCTCCGTGGGCGGATCGCAAAATTCAAGAAAGAGGGGAAATTCTGATGAAAGACTTACGCGGACACCGCTATGTAATTTGGGGCGTAATCGCAGCCAGTGCCGCCGTATGGGGTTTAATTGGCTTCGGGGTTACTACCCTACTATGAAAAAAAAGGGCCGCTTAAAATGCGGCTCCTTTCGTTTACGGCTCAAAGATGATCTACAATGCCGGGGAACTATAACACGGCGCACCATGAGGACAAAATTATGAGTTATTGGCATCGCTACTACCGCCCGGATCTCCTGGGCTGGAAAGTCACCCGGATCTCCGACCCGTCGGAAGTCCCTCAGCAGGACGTGATCTGGCTGGCTGACGAGCCGACCGGGCTTGATCCCACTGGTATGTTTTACATGGAGTACGACCCGAACCTGGCGAAGCCGCTCAAGTTCACGACCGATCTCCCCGGCGTGGCCGCTGGCGACGCTGGCGCGACTTACGTCCCGGTTAGCACCAGTAAGGACTTTAAAGTGGTGGCCGCTGATGGCGTTCCTCCTTACTCCTACCAGTGGAAGAAAATCTCCGGCGGGCAGACGAGCAACGTCACCAACGCCAACGGCTACAGCGGCGCAACGACTGACACGCTGACGATCTCGAACTACACCGCAGCGACCCATAACGCGGACTACTTCGTGACCATCACCGACTCGATCGGGCAGACGCTGGACTCTCAGCGCGTGAGGACGAAGGTCGCGATCTCGCTGTCCACCAACCTGTCCGCGAGCGCGACGTGGACCGTCGGGACCTCCGCCTCCCTGGTAGTGGCCGCGAACCCTCAGACGGGCCTCGCTCCGTACTCTTACCAGTGGTACAAGGACGGCGCGCCGATCTCCGGGGCGACCTCCGCGACCTACACCAAAGCGTCCCCGGTCGCTGGTGATGCCGGGGAATACTGGTGCGTAGCCACCAGCAGCAACACCAACCCCCCGAAAACGGTCGAATCCATTCACTGTACTGTTACGGTTAATCCGGCAGCATAAAAAAAGGGGCCGCAAGGCCCCTTTCTCATTGCTGACGCTCCACGGCGTCGTAATTCCTTTCGCATACCTCCCCAGCGGTGATCGCCCCCTCCGCTATATCAGCATACCGTCGAGCAGCTTCTCCAGTCCGTCGGAGCAAGTCGGAATACATTCGGGCGGTCTGTTCCCCTGACGCCCTTCCGAGGGCAGCGGTCTGATCAGCGGCTTCGCGTCGGGCGGCTTCCTTGCTGGCTCGTTCGAGCAACCGATCAAGGGCAGCACCAGAAGCAGCAGCAGCGGCGCGAGCTTTTGCGGCCTGTTCGTTCGCATATTTTACGGACTCCTCGCGGGCGATGTTTCGCCCCTGTTCAATGATACGGGCGGCGGCTTGTGCGTTCGCTTCCTGGGAGGAGTCGTTCGCGTCCCGTTGCGCCCAGCGTTTGGACCACGCGCGATCGCTCCACTCGTGGCCCGCCCAGAAAGATCCCCCCAGCGCCAGCAGCACGACAACGGCCAGCAGCACTAAGCGCCAGTGAGTCGAGAGGAACAGCCGGAGGGCGGCGATCATGCGGCCACCTTCCCGCCCGCCTTGCGGAATTGCTCCAGAAATACGGCCATGCTGTAGGTATGCTGACCGTAAGGGGAGCCGGGCAGGCTGGCCCACGTCTTGTTACACTTCGCCACGGCAGACTCGATCCGGCCCGCGTCGATATCCTCCAGCGCTTTACGCTCGCTGATTTGCTGGAGCGCGATCTGGTCCTGGCTGTCCGGCCCGAAGTCCGGGAGGCCAAGCTGTTTTTTGTACACGTCGTAATAACGGCTTAACAACTGGTAGCGGCCAGCAGCCGTGGAGGAGAGGCCCGGACGCAGGCGCACCAGGCGATCGGGATGCTTCGAATAGTCGGAGAACAGGGAGCCGCCCACCACCACGTCGTAACCGTGGTTTCGCGTTTGCTGGCGTCCGTTGTCGGTCCCCTCGCAGTAGGCGATCGCGTCCAGAAAGGCGCGGCGCTGTTCGTTTAGCTTAAATTTTGCCATCGGTCTGATCCTCCGCTGGTGAAGTATGCGCCGGGGTGGCGCGGATTTTTTTCAGGAAAGGGATCTTTTCGCTGGCCCAGTCGAGCGCCGTCTCCACGCCCACGTAACCCAGGAACACGGACGCCAGATAACCCCACGTACCATGATCGACCCCAAAGAATGACAGGATGTTATTCATCCCGAACGCCACCGCCGCGCAGATGGCCCCGCCGCTTACGATATCGCGGAATGGGTGGCGTAATTGCCAGTGACGGAATACCGCGACAGACGCCGCGATGAATGAATAACCCAACTCCACCCGGTACAACTGGAACAATTGCCAGAGCGTCGTATGTTCGGACATTGCCTGATCCCTTTTAACAATTAAATAACCGCTAAAGGGTAGCACGTAGAATCAAGGGGCCGCAAAGGCCCCTTAGTAGGAATGGAATAACGTTTTGATTAGCCTTGCAAAGCGCGCAAAGCGTCGAACCCGGTAGCACATCCGATCAGCTTCTCCGCGTAGGCTTCGGCCATAGTGCGGAGTTCTTCCTCCTTCTCGAAGGCGCGATCGCGGTCCGCTTCGGCGGCTTCTTCGGTGGAGCCTTCCTTCGGCTCAAAATTCAGGCCGAACGACATTTCCGCGCCGTCGTCCGTGTGCGTCACGAACTGGATCGCCGGGAGATCTTCTTCGCTTTCGCCCTTGCGGACCAGCACCTGGCGACCGTGAGCCTCTACCAGATAGTAATATTTTTGCATTGTAGTTACCTCATTGTGCGGGGCTTTTTGCCCCTGGTTAGTTTGTTGTAGCGCTCGTGTGATACCAGATCCCACGTTGCGCCCTTGTCACGCGACAGGAGACGCCAGCGATAACCGACCTCCAGCGCGAGGCCCAGACCTCCGGCCAGCTTGCGGGGCTGGACCTCCTTCTGGGCGTACAGGTGGAGGATCGCCTTCGCTTTCCGTTGCACCTTCGCCGGGATCATGAGTCCGGCCCGGCCAGTACGGCCAGCGCGAGCCGGGCATGTTCGATCCGCGCTTCCAGAAATTCCCGCATTTCATCGATCGCCGCCTCAGCCGTGACCGCCTCGAACTCGTCCCGATGGTTTCCGCGTGGACCTTCCGGCAGGGAATAGCAGGCCGTGTAACGTGTAAGGCTCCGGCAGACTATCGACACCGGGCCGCATGTAAGCACGTAGCCGAACCCGCCGCCCAGCTTCTCCTCGCGCTCGTATGTGTTAACGCGGATCGGCATGGACTGGACGCAGGAATGGGCGCGAATGAGTGAGGCCACGCGCTCCGCGTCTTGCTGTGCGTCGGCGGCAGTAGGCCAGCGGGTAACAACGATCATTTTTGACATCTTCGACTCCTGGGTGGATGGCCCCCGAAGGGGCCGGGCTGGTTAGTAGTATTCAGCGGCGCGCAGGTTGTTACGATGGATAATGCGACGTGCTTCGACTTCGCCGCGTGTGGTGAACTCGTCCACGTAGTCCTCGACTTCCGGCTCCTCGCCTGTGAGTTCCGCCGCTTTCCAGTCCAGGTAACGCTTAACAGTGGCGTGGCCCGATGTGGCTTTAAAGTGGTGATTCCACTGGCGACCGCGTTCCTGACCGTTTGTGATGCGTACTGTTAATTTTGCCATCGTCTCAATCTCCGTTATTGCCGGGGCCATTCCCCGGCGACAACTTAATACTATCGTGATTTATTCTTTATCACAAGCCTTTTTTTCGCCTGGGTACAAAAAGTTTTCGATATTCGATCCGAGGTAGTGGCCGATCGCGCTGGCCGCGTCCGCGTCGTTGTTCCATGCGTGATGGACCTCCGCCAGCAGAGCCTCCGCTCTCATTAGGCGCGCCTTCGTCCCGTCTGGCTGGCTAACGAGCCGGGGCTGGATGCTGTCCAGCGTGGCGCGCGTGTCTCGCATGGTGGACTTGAATCGCTCCGCCTCCTCCGGCGTCATGCCGTCGCAGTTAATGATCGGCGTATTCATGGCGCTGTCCAGCTTCTCCAGCAGGTCCTCCACGCTCCGGGCGGTACGTGCCAGCGTATTGTCCAGCGCCATCACGCGGGAGGCGATCGGGGCCGTCACCTGGGCCGCGCAGTCGATCAAGACGTCTTGAGCCTGGTCGAACGGGATCGCCCAGTCGAAGCTATGGCCCTCAGCCTTAACGCTGGTCGTCTTGCCGTCGTCCATCGGGACCACCGCCTCGATCTTGTGGATATTCAGCAGGCACTCCATGTTAAAACGCTTCACCTTGATAAACATTACGCTTCCCCCTTCTGGTCCAGAACTTTCACGATGAAGTCGCGCACGTAGTCCAGCGCAACGAGAACGGCCAGCGTGAGCGCAGCGGCTACGGCCTCCAGTCCGCCCGGCTTGATATGCCCCGGAGCGAAGAACATCACGACGACGTAGACGGCGATCATGATGGTTATGTTAGTAACGATCCGCATTAACAACTTTTTCACTGTTTGCTCCTCAACTGTTCCCGACACCGCAGAACGGCGGCGGCTAATTCCGGTCCGACCTCGACCCCTGGGGGGATCACGTGGTCCAGACCGTCCGACTCGACCGGAGCGCATTCGATAAGGCTCCTGTCCACTTTCAGATCGCGCAGCAGTCCGGCGCGCTCCATGTTTGCCGTGTGGCGACATAGGGCCATCATTGCCTCGTCGTTCACACCCTCGACACCGAAGAACGCCGCGAAGATTTGCTCCGATGGCCGCAGCCGGGCGAAAGCGTCCCGGACTTCTTGCGTCACTCCGAAGCGATCCAGCACCCCGCGATCGATAGCGTCCTGAATGGACAGATCCGTGGGCGTGACCTTCTCCAGTATCTCCAGCAGCTTCTCCGCGCTGGTTTTGCGCCGCACCGGGGCGACGCCGTTACTCCCGAAAATTTCCATCTATACCTCCCGAAGTGGGGAGTCTTAAAGGTAATACAGCGAAACCATGATGTAAAGAATTATCTTTAACGGTGGGACGTTGACGCGGTAACACGCCGTGGTTACAATGAAACCTCACACTGTTACCATGATTTAAGGAAAGCGTTATGATTCAAGACGACAGAGACGAAGGGCAGCAGGAGCCGAGCGAAGAAGAACTCCGCGCCATGTTTGAACCGGAAGCCATCGAGCACCACGAGATCCCCCCAGACCTGGCAGCAATTCAGGAACAGGCCCCGGAGCCTACGCTGGAGGATCTGGAGCGGGAGGAAATGCTCGCCAAAGAACAGGCCGAACAGGTCGGCGTAAGCATGGAGGAGTTTAGCCTGTGGCAGATCGCCAGCGTGGAGGAGGATCACCAGTGGGACGTCGTACTGGACGAGGACAACCAGCCCGCCATGATGCCGCGCAGCCTGACCACCGAGGAGCGCCGCGCACGTGACAAGGCGAAGATCGCCGAAATGCTGGCGAAGCAGCCGGACGAACTCGTGGACCGTCTGCGAGCGGAGTCCGAGATCCGCGTGGTTAACTACGTGATCCAGAACCTGATCCCGGAGCGGTCCGTGGGCTTCATCGTCGGCGAGTCCGGGGCCAAAAAGACCTTTTGCGCGCTACAGATGGCGATCAGCGTGGCGAAGGGCCACCACTTCGGCGGCTTGCCCGTCCGTAAAGGCTCCGTGTTGTACTTCGCACCAGAGGACGCCGACGGCGTGAAAGAGCGATACGCGGGCTGGCGCTACAGCCAGAACGGCGACAAGCCACTGGATAACCTGTTTATCATGGGCCGACCTGTCCCACTCAACCGCGAGCGCGACCTGATGAAGTTCGCAGCGGCGATCAACTCCTCCCCGTTCTTCGAAGCCAATCCCCCGGCGCTGGTCATAATTGACACCTACAGCGCCAACTCCGCAGGCCAGAAGATCGGCGAGGTCTGGAGGGAGCCGACGGGCGACGAGGCCGGACGCTGGACCGGGGGCGAGCCATTCAGCGAGAACAACAACGACCAGGCCGCGCTCCTGATGGTCAACGCGCAGAAGCTGGCCGAGGCGCTTAACTGTGGCGTGGTGATCCTCCACCACTCCGGGAAGGACGTCGCCAGGGGCGCGCGCGGTGCGTCGGCGCTCAAGGCAAACGCCGCATTCGAGATCACGCTGTCCAAGCACAAGGACCGGGAGCTTTTCATCTTCGACCACACGAAGGCCAAAGGCTCCGCCATGCTGGACCGTCGCGCGTTCCGTACAAAGACCGTAAAACTCCCTCCGGCGCTCGTGCAGGCGAAGCGCGAGGCTATGGCCCGCATGAGCAAGGTCACGAACAGCGACGACCCGGCAGCGTGGAACATCGGCAACAACGACACGACGCTGGTCGTTATCAATAAGCCCGAAATGGTCAAACAGGAGGCCGCAGGCGCGGACGAAGCGCAGCAGGCGGAGAAGAAGGTTAGCAAGACCCAGGAAAACGCTCTCAGGCTCGCTCAGTACGTCCACGAGTACAACGAGCGCCGCAAGGCCAACAAGTACCGGGGGCCTAAGCTGACGAAAGGCGCGCTGTCTGAATGGATGCGCAACGCCGCCGAGCCGCCAATGAGCAAGGTCGATTTTTATCGCGCGTTCGAACATGCCACCAAAAAGCAGATCCTGATAAAGATGGCAGGCGACGAGACGCTGACGGCCATGATGGAATCTATGGGACCACTGGGCGGAATCCGCGATAACGATCCGCGTCCGACGGACTGGCAACCGACCGACGACCACACCGACGATCTACAGGACTTTTAACAGGTATCATTACGCGGTAACGGTTTCACGTTTCATATCATACCCCCCCTAAAGGGGGGGTATATATATGATACCGTAACCGGAAGCCTCCGAAGTTTCAAATTGGTATCAAGTGAAATCTCCCAATGTAACCGA